CGTGTGCCACCCGACGGAGTAACACCATATGTCACTGTGTCTGTTCCTGTCGAACTCGCGTTGTAAGTGACCACACCCACTGAACTGATCGATGCGGTACCACGAGAACCCTGACTCACAATAGAGTATGTTGGACTTGTAAACGAATCGTTCCCTGATACATCTTCTGTTGATGGTGTTCCAATAGTCACTGCGAACGGGCCGAGAGAGGTTGACGTAACATCTTGTACCGCATTGATCGTGAGATTGATAGTCTTTTCGATCTTTGCTGGGGTCGCAGAATCTCCGTGCAAGACATTGATCTTGAACTCATCTGTACCATTGAAGTTTGCATCTGGTGTATATGTATACTCACCCACCGCGACCACAATACCGCTTGACGAAACAAGTCGTTTGTTGTATGATAGACTGACGGTACCGTTAGATGCACTGTCCTCAATACTTAAACCATGCACATCATTCGGTACATGATAAACAATAAGATCTTGAGTGACCGCAGTATCTTCGTTAGTAGTCGCAGTAAGACCCTTCGACACTTTCGCAGCACTATCCTGTGTACGGAAGAATTCATCTCCGTTCATCTGTAGATTTTCTATATCGTATTGAGTAATCAACGGTTTAGGTGAAGACGTAGACTTATACAATGCAATCTTCATTTCGAAGTCAAGAGTGTAGATTACAGTGCGTCGTGCCTCTAACACAGCTTCATAGTCATCTGCAAAGGTAATTCCTTGCAGAGAGATCGGAACATCTTCTTTCACACCACTGAAGTCTTCGAGGGGTTTCATGGTCACTGTGTAAGCAGGTGTGAAGTATGGGAGTATTTGTTCTACACACTGCAATGCGTCATCTTGACCTTTTGCAAAAATGTTCAACTGGAAATTGATATTATATGGTACCGGTGTATAGAGTTGAGTCGAACTACCCGAAGAACTACCCACCTTACAATTATTTGTTTTGGGTAACTGTCTTGCGTTGTCGTATTGCATCGAAACGATTTCAAATGACATACGAGGCAACTTCACTGCAAGTTGTCGTTCACCCTCTTCACCATTTGCCATCGCGTCTAGACGATTCAGAAAGTCGCGTCGAGGTGCATAAGATAAGGGTACCTTTACCTGACTAATAACCGCACCCGATGAATTCTTTCGAACGACATGAAGATTATTGAACAACGAACCAAACACTGCGACAGCGTTTCGAATTCGTTGATTATAAAAATGATTACCAAACATTACTGCGGATCTCCAAACGGATTAGATTCGGAGAAGTCAACAAAGCCATCTCCAATCGCATCGAAGTCTGTGTTCATGGCACCATCCTGTAGGTCTTCTCCGATTGCTGACGGTGTAACGCTAGTATTGTTTGTCTGACCTACGACCGGTGAAGTAGTAACCCACTCACCATACTCTCCCGTTGTTGAACCACTATGTGCAACATAGAGTATTCCAGCGGGATCGTCGTATATCGCAACTTCCCCACGCATAGTTCCTTGATGTAACTCTTCTCCAACATCAAACGTAAGTCCAGACCCAACGGTCAACTTAGTATGGTACGCATGGAGTGTTTCAATATCATCAATCTCTTGAACACCAGTATCCAGATCTTCATCATTGTAGTCAAACAATTCACAACGAAGTTGGAATACAGGCAGATCTTTTAATTGATAGAATGGTCTCTCAGTCTCAACTCGTGTAATCTCGAACAAGGACTTAGAGAGTGTAAGATATATGAGGTCACCCTCTCTTGGACGATAGAAGGGTCTTGTCTCTGGATCATTTTCAAAACGTGCAACAGAGCTTTGCCATCTACGTCGTGCAACAATAAATGTGGCTGCGTCTCGAATCTCCACTCCAAACTTTGTAAAGAGATCTCCCTCACCGTCAAACCCATCGGTGTTTTCAATATACATTTCAATACGATATGCATTGTCAAAACGTGACACTGTGTCGTCTTGAAGTATACGATCTCGATTTACAATTTCACGGGGGATGTAATAAACATCCTGACCATAAATCTTCATACTCTCTATGACTAGATCTTCATAGAGTGTCTGTTCGTTTGTGGTACCCTGCGTGAAGTGAACATTGGTCGCCATTCCTTACCCCACAAAAAAGTCTGGTGGTGATTCGTGTTCCAGACGCATCTTTTCTTCGAGTCTCATCATCTCTTGAGTTGCATCATCGTAGAGTTGTCGTCCGTTCATTGTCACTCCACCAGGCAATGACATTCCCTCAAACTTTATAAGGTTTGCACCCCATTGCTGTTTGATACATTGTGTGGTATAATCGCGTAAGAATATGTCGTTCCAGATGTTATATGAGTTACCATCAACTAACTGGTATACCTCAGCAATCAAATACTCTCCAGCCAACACATCTTTGTCTTCAAAGTTACCGTGAAGATACAATCTACCTTGATTACGTGAGAAGGTTGTGATTGGTTGTCCTTCAAGTATGTTATCCAAGAAACCCAGATATTGTTCTAGCTGATAGTAGTATGACATACCACCCGCGAACTGCATGAAGTCTCCCAGACTGTTTAACATCATCTGATACTTGACATCAAACATATTAATAGACGAAAACGTAGTATTTAATGGGAATACTTTAGTGATAAACGGAATGTCCGATGAGATGGAGATGTATCCGTTATCGATATCAGTTTGTGTTACTTGATGTTTTAAAAAGACTCGCACAGTCGCATCGTCATGAAACTCTCGAAACATGGCCAATGCATCATCGACACGGTCTTCGATCTGGTCAATGTCCACGTTAATTTCTATAACGGGTTGACCTAGACGACGAAGACAGTAGTCAACGAGTGTTTGTCTTGTACTTGGCACTGCCATGAATATTCTCCACTAAGATTAATTACTATTTATTGTCCCCACAAGATCGCACCTGTGGAGTCATAAATGATCAATGGGTTGTTTCTTCTATCAAAGAATCCGACTTCTGCTCTCACACTATCTGAGGTCAGAGATGCCCTGATTAAGATGTCGTTATCTGTCGAGTCACCACGATCAGTAACCTGTTGAAGGTCATCGATTTCTGTTGCGGCAAGTGACGCGAAGGTTCTTTGTGCAACACTATCCGACGCAGTCAATACTAGTACGGTCGTGGTATCGTTATTTGTTGGTAGGTTTTCGGTGATCAAACCAGCACGTAGTGTGATAGTGTTATCTGTAGAGTCACCCTTATCTGTTACCGATTGTAATGTGTCCTGACCTAGACCCGCATCATCTACCAACGTTGCGAACGAACGAGTACCGACACTATCAGTCAGTAAGTTGCGAACCAATAGACTTGTGGTGGTCGCGTCACTATCCGCACGAGACAGTATCAAACCACCCATAGTTACATTCGCAGTAGTTGAATCACCACGATCAGTAATTGTCTGTAATGTGTCCGCACCTAAACCAGCTTCGGTTGCAAGATCCGTGAATGTTCTTTTACCAACACTATCGGTGAGTTCGTTCAAGACAAGTAGAACATTAGAAGCGGAGTCAGAGTCTACCTGACTAATTGTCAGACCACCCGCTGAGATATCATCTCCCTGCGCGATTAGACCAGCGTCATCTGCAAGGTCACCAAACTTTCTGATACCTACACTATCGGTCTCAAGGTTTAGTACAAGAACCTGATCTGTATCAGAATCACTGTCAGCGACAGTGATCGACAGACCACCCGCAACAATTCGATCTCCCTGTGCAACCAGACCTGCATCTTCCGCAAGGTCTTGGAATGATCTGATACCTACGGAGTCTGTCGCGAGATTAAGAACCAGAACTTGGTTAGTGTCAGAGTCGGAGTCTGCCTCAGTGATCGATAGACCACCAGCGACAATACGGTCACCCTGTTGAATTAATCCTGCATCCTCTGCGAGATCTTGGAAGGATCTCTTACCAACACTGTCCGTGAGTAGATCAATGACAAGTACTTGGTTAGTATCGGAGTCGGAGTCCGCAGTTAGTGTCAGACCACCTGCATTGATTAAATCACCTTGTTGGATTAGACCAGCTTCTTCCGCAAGGTCACCGAAGGATCGTTTCCCAACAGAGTCAGTCGCAAGGTTAATAACCAACATCTGGTTGGTTTCGGAGTCCGAATCAACCTGACTGATAGTCAATCCACCCGCAGAGATGTCATCTCCTTGAGCAATAAGACCAGCATCGTCTGCCAAGTCACCGAAGGATCTTATACCTACACTATCCGTAGCGAGGTTCAGTACAAGAACTTGGTTTGTATCCGAATCAGAATCTACTTGTGATATAGTAAGACCACCAGCAGAGATATCGTCGCCCTGTGCAATGAGTCCCGCATCATCTGCAAGATCTCCAAACGATCTCTTACCTACGGAGTCTGTTTCAAGATTGATAACCAATACTTGATTAGTATCTGAGTCACTGTCTACTTGACTAATAGTCAAACCACCAGCGGATATATCGTCACCTTGTGCAATCAACCCTGCGTCATCAGCAAGGTCACCGAAGGATCTCTTACCGACACTATCAGTTGCAAGATTAATTACGAGAACTTGATTCGTATCTGAATCGGAATCCACCGTACTGATCGTAAGACCACCAGCAGAGATATCATCACCCTGCGCGATAAGTCCCGCCTCGTCAGCGAGATCACGGAATGATCGTTTTCCGATAGAATCAGTTGTAAGATCAATTACTAGAACTTGGTTTGTATCTGAATCACTATCGACCGCAGTAAGAGTCAATCCACTGAAACTTGCCGCGTCACCCTGTTGTAGTAGACCGGCTTCGTCTGCAAGAGATCCGAATGAACGTGTTCCGACACTATCCGTGAGAAGATTGCGTACCAGAAGTGCGGTAGTAGTTGCGTCACTGTCTGCACGGGATAGTATCAATCCACCCAGAGTTACATTTGCGGTGGTTGAATCTCCACGATCAGTGATTGCTTGTAATGTGTCTGCCCCCTGTTCTGACAGAGATGCGAAAGAACGAATACCAACACTATCTGTGACTGGGTTAAGAACAAGAATCTGTGTAGTTGTTGGGTCACTATCCGCGACTGTTAGTTGCAGTCCACCTGCGGATATTGCGTCACCTTGTGATATTAAACCCGCATCGGACGCGAGTGATGCAAAAGATCTCTTACCAACACTATCGGTCGAGTCGTTGTATACAAGAACAATTGATGTATCGGGATCACTATCAACCGCAGTTAATTGAAGTCCACTCAGACTAGCTGCATCACCATCTTGAAGTAGACCAGCTTCATCTGCGAGAGAACCAAAGGATCTTGTACCCACACTGTCTGTGAGAAGATTACGTACAAGTAGTGCAGTGGTAGTTGGATCACTATCTGCGCTTACCAGTAATAAACCACCAACGGTGATTGATCGAGAGGTCGAGTCACCTCTATTGGTAACTGATTGTAAAGTGTCGACACCTAGACCACTATCACCCAGTAGTTCTCGAATACTGATAATTCCAACTTCACCACCTGTACTAGGATTTCCAATGGCAAGTATGTGTCGAGTATTGTCGAATACTGAGTCAAGAACACCCGCTTGGAATAATAAACCCCTAAGACTTGGAGTACTTGTAAAACTTCGTGTACCGTCTAATGCGGATTGAAATAGGCCACCACTGTCCGCAGGCAAACCCGCATTAGGTTCTGCCTGATCCAGACTAAGGAAAGTATAACGGTCTGTGTCGAGGCGACTGGAGCCTCTTACTCTTACCTTTCCACTAAGTTGTGATAGTCCTTTTCCCGCCATTTAATTAACCGTTCAACGCCTGTAAGAATGAGAAGATAAAGTTAACATCACTGTCTGCTGCATTCTCTGTAAATGCTCGCATCTTATTATTTTGTTCTACAATAAGTTTACCAGTAATGAGACCCGCCGCATCGTTTGGTTGTACATCAAAGTTCTTTACCACATTGGTCGTTGCGCCTGTCGTCGTATCGTAGTGTTGGAAAGTCACTTGGTGTACCTGCGTCTCAGATGTGTTTGCAGCTTGCGCCATCAACACAATTGCAGTAATACCATTGGGAGTTGTATAGATGACATCACTGTCACCAATAAAACCATCCGCTGGTTTGTTTACCAACTTCGCAGTTCTCGTTTTAAATTCATTTAATGGGATTGCCATTGATTAACCCTCAAGTGCCAAGATGTATGGTGTTAGAATTTCGAACAGAGATCGTTCAAAGGTCTCACCCTCGATTCGTCCCGCTGCTCTGTTAATTGTTAAGTCTGCACCAATTCGGAAGTCACCCAACTGATCCGTACTTGTGAATACCACGAGACCTTCTTGATTCGCAGAGTCAAATACAACTTCGCGTTGTCGACTAGGAATACCACCGTTCTGTGGAATTGCAGTAAACGTGTTTGTACCTGAACCCACATATTCAAATGTGTGAGAAGAGGTTGTAATCTGTGATCGTTGATGGAAGTTTACTGTCTGTCCCGCCAACTTTGCAACGTTCATGGGTGGTTGCATTGTGACATCATATACGCCTGGCGATACTGAGTCTACGTTTGTAACCGTGTAATAGAAATCTTCTGAGTCAAACTTGATTGCGTCATTATAGTTTGGTTTCTTGAAAGCATTAAAATCATCAAGATAACTATAAGAGTCTAGATTACGAATATCTGTGTAACGAATCACGTCCGAAAATATTGCTTGATCCGATTCTAACACACCACGATATAGGGATGGACTAGAACCTTCTGCAACCAGACCAAAGTCACCGAACGACGCATTACTGTTTGCGATCGAACATTGTCCGCCAGACTTCGCCTCGATCGATGTGGCGGTCGATATTGTAAACATGGATACCAACTGTGCATATCCGCGATTTAATAGTTGCACACCGTAACCGGCTGCGTTATACTGTGTAAATGCATCCGATACCATTGACCGTAGACCCGATGCCTTCGATCCATCAATCCGCATACCCACACCATCTGTGGTGATCGATGTACAGTTCTGTACGTATGGTGATTGAATGATAAATGGACCTGCGCCAGGCGAATCAACACTGGGGTCAAATGACACACAAGCGGCGAGGTTTTGATGATCACGGAATGTCACGTCCTTAATGAACGTACCATTATCCATGTAGAATAAGTCTGAATCAACGTTCTGTGGACGAACCGTAACAGTTCTTAGGTTGTCTCCTACGATTGCAGTCTTGGGTGGCAACTTCAATGGGTTGTTGATTGCATAGTCACCCGACTTCAAATAAATGGTTGTATCACCAGTTGTCGCTGCACGTTCCACTGACTGAGTGATAATAAGATCTTCAAGTTCCTTCGTCTCAACAATTGCAGTTCTAAGTTCGGAACTGACACCACGAGACGTGTAGTTGGGTTCTACCTTTGCGGGAAGATTGTCCAGATTGTTGTCGTCAATCACATCGACAAAGATAGGAATCAAAGTATTCTTGAGTTGTGTACCCTCAGTTGCAGAAGCATACTGACCACCGTTACCACCTGAGTTCAATCCGGTTGAAGTCAGATTGGATGATAATGCATTACGTACCAGTTCGTCAATGATGACTCCAAGGTGTGTGTATGTTGCAACCGACTGTGTTTGTTGTGCTGCGGGCAATTGAGCCACACCATCGACGAAATAAGATTGTGCGACGATGTGTACTCCGTGTGTACCACCATAAAGAATGTCAAATGTCAATGCATCAACAATAAAACTTACATCACGTCGACACTTTTGTTCGTTGTATGACAATGACGGATAGTTTGCAGTAATGTACGCGATCGCTTCGTTCTGAAGGTATGCACGGTTGTTCTGTAGAATAACTGCGGCGTCATCTGCATCACCGAAAGGTAATACTGCGGGTGCGGGGAATATAAGTGTGTCAGCGGCAGTATCCGTACTGACCTGTCCGTTAACAAGGATGTCTACAACTTCTGACCAGTGACGATTGTTCCTTTGTAGTGCGCCGTCAAATCCCTCGCTAGACTTCACTCCAGCAACCGATGCGACTGCACCTTTTGCTTCGTTGAAACCTGATCGAGTCGCAACCAACTGTGCATCCCGTACTACGTTTGCACTGGCTCGTTGGTACGATAGACCAGATGTTACCGCATTGTAGTTTGTTCCGAAAGCAATATCGTGATATAATCCATCAAAGATTAGACCAAAGTCACGTTTACACTTGACACGATTGAATGTGAACGAGTGTAGTGAGGTGACAGTTGACACAGCGGAGTCAAGGGTTTGAAATGCATCCTGTAAGGACGTACCTAGATTACCTTTGATTGCACCCTTTGCGACGTAGAATACATTCTCTACTTTATCATCACCAACCTGAATAATATCGATATTGCCCAGACGATCTTGTTTGATGAACATCTTGCCATCATACGTGTTGATCGCAATTTCACCGAGCTGAATGTCGCTAATGCCGGGACGTTTGCCGGGTGTCGAAGTTCTTTTCTGTAACTGTTGAGTATTAGCCATAGTATCTATTTATTATAATGTTCCACCGT